CAGATTTTTCTAATACAGATGTTATTTCTCTGTCTTGTATAGATCATCGTTGTTTGGCAGCAGTAGAGCCGGATATCAATGTGTGCAATAAACAAACACTGGGCAGTTGTTGTGTTTGTACTGGTAATACTGATATCACTAATTGTATTGATACTTCTAGAGGAAATTGTGAAACCCTTGGTGGTGATTTTACTTCAGGAGGAAGATGCTGTGGAACTACTGTTGAAGAAAATTGTGTGAATTGTTCTACTATTGCAAATTGTGGTGAGGGATTCCCACGATCTCTAACAATAACACAACCAGAGTTGCCATCGTCCGATTTGACTTACTATAAAGATGGTTTATATGTTGGAATATTTGAAGTCGGAACACCAATAAATCAAGAAGGTTCTATCGTAAATGGTAATCCACTCACGGGTAAATCATTAAATTATAGGCCAGAAGTTTATGGTTATGGCACCACCAAAAAGAAGTGGGCTATAATAGTTGCACCAGACGATATTGAATTGCCATATTTGTACGATTCAAGAGAGAAGCCAGAAATAATTCAAGGTTCTCTATACGATGGAATGTGGAATACCTACGGAGACAATTTGACATATTATGGTATTCAAAGTAAGTCTATGAATCGAGTTAGAGAAAAATATTACTTATCTGGCTGGTATGTTCCATCGAAGAATGAGTTGGAATTTATTAACAAAAAAATCAATCATGGATTCTTTATACCAGAATTGTTTAGATCTATGAGAAATAATTTGTATCTGAGTTCCACGCCATTCTTTAGCGTTAAATCGGATAACAAATATAATTTAGATAGCCAAGTGTTTAATGGCAAATCTTTCATGTACGGACAAAACTTCAACAAGTTAAATTATGGAGATATATACTTAGTACCAAGAACATCTAATATTAATGTTCGTCTTATTAGAAGAATTGAAGTGGAGTAATTATTATGGCTGAAGAATCTTGTTCAAATAAACCAAATCCAATTGAATTTCGTACAGTAGAAGTACCAACAAAGAGTGTCATTTCAAAGAAAATTGGAATGATTCAAAGTTTTGCAATGTCATTAACCTCTCGCGGGTTAAATGAAAAGAAAATCAATAAAGCAACAAAACAACTACGAGTGCTAAGTTGTTTTGGAAATAAGCATCTAGATGGTGTATTACCACCATGCGAGCACCTAAAGGAAAGCAAGACAGCAGGACAGTATTTCTGTGGTGGCTGCGGATGTGGTGATCGTCAGGGAACATGGCTGGTTGCAAATGGTAACGATTACAGCAAACTAGATTACCCAAAGTTAAATTGTCCAATTAATATGCCTGGATTTACTAACTACAGCCCGAGTAAACCAGATGAAGCAGTTTCACCAATTACTCGTAAATATTATCTTGAAAACATTGAATTCGAGGAACTGAACAAGGTTCCAGTTACATTACCAGAAATGCCAGATGCAATGAAGAAAGCAATGGAAGAACGCGAACAAAAGATTATGGAACAAAATAAACTGAATTCTCAAAAACTTCAGTAATTTTTAAAGCCATAAATATCTTGTAAGGAGAATTTATGGCAGCACCAAATTCAAGACAAACTTTAATTGAGTATGCTCTGAGACAACTCGGAGCGCCAGTTGTCGATATCAATGTAGATTGGCACCAATGTGAAGATCGTCTAGATGATGCACTCCAGTATTTCTCAGAGAGACACTTCGATGGTGTGGAGAAAGCATATTTTCTTTATGAAATCCAGCCCGAAGATATCGAAAACGAATACATCGACACCAATAATCTAGGGCCAGTAAATGGTTTTGGTGGTGATGGACCAACCGGAAGAGACATAGTTAGTGTTATTAAAATCTTCCAATTTGGTCCGTTCAGTAGCATCTCTATGTTTGATGTTCGATATCAAATGGCATTGACTGATTACTTTGGTATTAACACAAACCTAATGTCGAGCAGAAACATGGGTTTGGCTCAATATGACAGCACAAAGAGATACATCAATATGATTCAAGATCTCTTTCAACCAGAAAAGACAGTTCGTTTCAGTAAGGTAACAAACAAACTTCATATTGAAATGAATTGGAGAGAAGAACTTGCTAGTACCAAGAATATAGTCATAGAAGCATATGTCTCTCTTGATCCTGAAAAGTTCACAGAAATATACAATGATCGTTTATTGAAGAAATATGTCACCGCTTTGATAAAGAGACAATGGGGAATGAACATGTCTAAATTTGGTGGTGTTCAACTTCCCGGCGGTGTAACTCTTCGTGGTCCGGAAATAGTTCAAGAGGCAATGCAGGAAATACAATTAATCGAAACACAAGTTCAATTGGAATACGAACTACCAATTAACTTCATGATGGGTTGAAAATGGCTAAAAATCCCTACTTCAAAGATTACTCTGGAGAACAGAATATCATCGAAGATCTCTCTATTGAGATCATAAAAACGATGGGTAGGGAAATGTTCTATATTCCGAGAGAGCAATATAACGGCATTGCAGAATTCGGAGAAGCAAATTACAAATATACTAAAGTTTTTCCAATTGAAATGTATATTGCTTCTGTTGCCGGATTTGAGGGAGAGGGAGACATAATCTCAAAATTTGGTTTAGAAGTAAGAGATAAAGTTAACCTAATAGTTTCTAGAAAAAGATTCGATTCTGAAGTATCAGAAAGATATGGCATAACTCGTCCGCGCGAGGGAGATCTAATCTTTTTTCCATTAACAAAGGCTTTATTTGAAATTAACTTTGTAGAACACGAAAATCCATTTTACCAAGCAGGAAAACTGTACACATACTTGTTGGTGTGTGAACTCACTACAATCAATGGTGATGAATTTGAAACTGGTAATACTGATATAGATGCAGTTGAAGATGAAATAAAGACAAGCACATATCAAATGACATTGGGAAATAGAGTCAGTGATGGAGGAAGATATTTCGATGGAGAAATTCTATTCCAAGTTTTAGGAGTCACCAATGGTTCATACGAAAACGCAACAGCAGAGGCATCTTTAATTCGACACAATCTAGAAGAAAAAACACTAGAAGTAATCGGAATAAGTGGATCTTTTGCTTATGGTCTACAAACAATAAAAGGAACTCGTTCCGGAACAGAATATTATGTGTCTGGCATAACTGGAACAAATATTGTAATTCCAATATCTCCAGCAACTAACAAAACACTGGGAGATAACGATATTATAGAAATCGATAGAAACTTGACTGGAATATATGATTTCACTGATGTAGATCCATTCTCAGAGGGTAATTACTAATGTTTGATTATTTCTACAACGAAACATTAAGAAAATTGACCCTTGCCTTTGGTGGGTTATTTGATGAAATTTACATAGAAAAAAGGACACCAACTGGTGCAATGGAAAGAAGCAGAGTTCCATTGACATATTCTAGTAAAGAAAAATTTATTAGAAGACTAAACGAAGCAAGTTCGATTTCAAGTAATGTAAAATTGGAAACATATCTTCCAAAAATGTCATTTTCAATGACAGACATGGTTTATGATCCATCAAGAAAAATAAACAAAATAAACAAAAAAATGAAATCAACAGGAACCGGAGAACAGAATAAAACCTATAGAGGGTTCACTGAAGTTCCATACAATGTTCAATTTGAAGTTGGAGTTTATACGAGAAATGTAGAAGACAATCTACAAATAGTCGAACAAATATTGCCTTATTTTTCTCCAGAGTTCATAGTTACCTTAAAAATGAACAATCTCGATACGCATGTTGATGTTCCAATTGTTCTAACTAGTGTTCGTTCGACTGACACATATGATGGTGATTTGTTATCAAGAAGAATGGTAACGAGTACTTTGAATTTTGTAGCCAAAGCACACATATTTGGAAAAATACTAGAAGGTGGTTCTGGAATAATCAAAGAAGCATCTGTTAATGTATTTGAGGATGAAGATTTATGAATGAAGAAATCCCCCCAGTGTTTGATTCAATTTCACAAAGTTTGGGTGTTGAGTTCAAATCATCAGAACCCAAGCAAGTATTGGTTCAAAAAACAAAATCAGAAGAAGCACAAGATAAAAAAATAGAATCTGATTTTGAATATGCTAGAACCAATATGAAACAGTTGATCGAAAAGGGAATGGCAAGTTTAGAAAATGCTATTTCTCTTGCTGAAAGCCTAGATTCGCCTAGAGGATTTGAAGTTGTTTCTACATTTGCTAAACAATTAGCAGAGATGAATAAAGATCTTATGGATCTACATCAGCAGAAAAAAGATGCTCAAAAAGAAAACATTACAGTAAAAAACAACACCACAAATGCAATTTATGTTGGTTCAACAAGTGATCTTCAGGATCTTGTAAATAAAGACCGAAGTAGAAAGAAAGCATTAAACGATGGGGAAGCCACAGGATAAAAGTTATCTGGGAAACCCAAACCTAAAGGGTCCCGGTGTAAAAATTGAATTCACAAAAGAACAGGTCGAAGAGTATGTAAAATGTGCTAACGATCCTGTCTACTTTATTAAAAATTACATAAAGATTGTAACTCTAGATAAAGGTCTTGTTCCTTTTGAACTGTATGATTATCAGGAAGAAATGGTAAAACAATTCCATGATAATCGATATATCATTGCAAAACTACCAAGACAGTCTGGAAAGTCTACAACAGTAATTGGTTATATTCTTCACTATATTTTGTTCAATCAAAATATGAGTGTTGCAATACTTGCAAATAAACAATCAACCGCAAGAGAAATGCTTTCTAGATTAAAGTTAGCATACGAATATTTGCCAAAATGGATTCAGCAAGGAATCCTTGAATGGAATAAAGGTTCTATTCAATTAGAAAATGGATCAAAGATCCTAGCATCATCTACCTCTGCATCTGCGGTCCGTGGTGGATCTTTTAACATGTTGTTTCTTGACGAATTTGCGTTCGTCCCGCAAAACATTGCAGAAGAATTCTTTAGTTCCGTGTTTCCTACAATTACATCAGGTGTAAGCACAAAGGTATTGATTATTTCAACACCAAATGGCTTAAATATGTTTTACAAGTTGTGGAAAGGTGCAACAAGAAAGGCCGGAGATCCCACAAAGAATGAATATGTTCCCATAGAAGTTCACTGGTCTCAAGTTCCTATTACAGAAGGAGGAAGACTTAGAGATCAAAAGTGGAAAGAGGAAATGATCAAACAGACATCGGAAAAGCAGTTCGAATCCGAGTTTGAATGTAATTTTCTTGGTTCTTCTAATACTCTAATATCTACCGCAAAATTAAATGCAATGACATGGGCAGAACCAATATTAGTAACAAAAGAAGGTTTAACTGTCTATGAAGAGCCAAAAGAAGATCATTTGTATTTCATAACCGTAGATACAGCGAGAGGACAAGGAAAGGATTATAGTGCTTTCACTGTAATTGATGCGACATCTTCTCCGTATAAAATGGTATGTAAGTTCAGAAACAATCTTATATCACCTATGTTATTTCCCACAGTGATAGAAAAAGTAGGTTACAAATATAACAAAGCATATGTCTTTGTAGAAATAAATGATATTGGTGGTCAAGTTGCAGATATTCTTCATAGCGAATTAGAGTATGAACATATTCTAATGACAAGCATGAAAGGAAGAAAAGGACAAGTTGTTTCGGGTGGGTTTGGAAAGGGAGAGAGCGTTTTTGGTGTTCGAACAACCAGTCAAGTAAAAAGAATCGGGTGTTCTGTTCTTAAAAACCTAATAGAACAAGATAAATTGATTCTTGAAGACTATGATATTTTGACAGAATTAATGTCTTTTGTTAGCAAAGCACAAAGTTATTCCGCTGAAGATGGTCATACAGATGACTTGGTAATGTCTTTGGTTCTGTTTTCTTGGTTAACCAGACAGCCATATTTTAAAGAAATTACCAATTTAGACACCAGATTGGCATTATTTAAGAACGAAATTAAACAATTAGAAGACGATTTATCTCCATTTGGTTTTATTTCTTCCTACGAGGAAGACGATCTTAAATCATTTTCCGATGGAAATGATTATTGGACACAGGACCCCTCAAAACATTGGTTTTCATAAATAAAACCAGTAAGGCATCTCTAGGAGATTAAAATGGCACGACCAAATGTAACAGTTACCGTTGTAGACAATTCCTTCATTGTTCCGGGTTCAGAAGGCGGCAGCCCACATGCATCAGGAATGCTAAGTTTAACCACCCCAAGTTTAGTTGAACTCTTTGGAACCACTTTGGACAAAGACAACAACTATATGACGCTTACTTCGTTA